AGAAAAATTGTGTGTAAGAAGGAAAAAGAGAAAAGGGGGGGGGGGGGGGGGGGGCCGCCGCCCCGCCATATCCTCGAACATCAGAGATTTATTACTATCGAGGATGTTCTCAAGCAGAAGCCTTTACCGAAATTTCTACACCACAACACTATCGGAGGGGTGTTCCGCACGCTAGATTTTGAGTGTGTAGGATGGGGGCGTAGTACACGTCTTGAGATGAATGGACGGTATATTAGGCGGTGGAAACTGCGAGATAAATAAAGTTACCCAAAAGTGTTGACTTTAGCTAATGCTTGCGTTAGAATAGAAACATAAACAAAAGAGAGGAGAAACTCATGGAACAACAAAATAACAACGATAATGTAGCTATCGCCATCGTAGCTTTCGCACGAGTCGCGTATACTATTATTCTCGGCTCGCTCACCGGCTGGCTGCTGAACGTTAAGGGTTTTGACCACGGTTTTTGGTGGGGAGCACTGTCTGTAGTCATGATCCTGTGGACGGCAAGGAAAGCTGTTGAGGCTATCACATTCATCACATTAGCTCTAACACTCAAGGATGACTAATATGGTGTCTCTGAAACAGCAAATCGTAGAAGTATTGGACAAGTCGACCAACAACGGAATGAAAGCTAACGAGATTATGAACATCATCGAACAAGCGATCACCCAGGCGCAGTACGATATGTGGGAAGAGCAAAAGAAGAATCGCGATACACCATCAACTGCTGCTACAGACTGGGCAGTCGCAATGATAGAAAATAAACTATTCGGGAGGTTAGACAATGGAGAATAAATGGCGAGGCAGCGCACTATGTGCACAAACAGACCCGGAAGTTTTCTTCCCACAGAACAAAGCATATGTGGATGATTACAACGGGTACGACAACTACAATGCAGCGCGCAAGATCTGCGCAGAATGTCCAGTAAAGGGTGAGTGCCTAGCAGATGCTCTGATGACTGGTGATGTAGAGTATGGTATGCGCGGCGGACTAACACCACGCGATCGTATGGGTATCTTAGCAACAAAGGTGGCAATGTATGAGTAAAGACTATATAACCACGCTAGAGTTGATCGACGAGCTAACAGCGGCCGGGTTTCGGGCATACCTACAAAATAAGCCCCATGGAACGTTTGTAGAAGTGTATGAGGACTCCTGGGACGCCGGTAGTGTACAAGTAGACAAGGTGTATAGTATGAAGGTGACGACTAACGCAGCACCAGATTATCGGAAATACCTGCTTAATACCTTGTATAGATACGCATCGACTCCTCTAGAGGAACGAAGTGAACCACTATATAAGATTGGCATAAAAGACACTGCGCTATATCTTTTGCATATCAACGACAAAGAGATAACGGCGACTGTGAATGAAAAGGCTGCCAAGGCCTATAGAGGGGAGGAGGTAGACGACATTATCGACTCGCTAAAAGGGCGTGGTGTAACCACATTTGCAAAGGAAGTTAAAAATGCTACTAACTAAATACAAAGTACAAGAGTTGGTTGAAAACGCCAAGATTGACCTAGATGACCTCTCACAAAATGTTGGAGCTTTTCTGGAGGACGGCATCGATGATGACGGTATTACACTCGTGCGCGCAGCCATTGATATGCTAAAAGAACAAATTATAGATGAACTAGGGAGAGTGTCATGATGGATCGAGATAATCTTTATTACGCAGAGCTGGCAGCAAGTGGCGAACCACCCAGTTTTAACAGGGGTAAATGGGAGGAATTTGACGACGCCGTTAACAATTTTGATCAGCTCCGATTTTCTACTATTATGAGAAAAGATGTGAACAGCAGTGGTATCGAAGTACGTCTTTGGTCATATGACAAGCGGCGAAAACAGGCAACATTAATAAATATAGAAAAAGGGGAATAAATGAACTACAACACACCAAAACTAAACCAAGAGACAAACGATAAATGGGCGCAGTTTGACACACTGAGTGATCACCTGCGCGGACACTGTAAACATCAAACGGAGGAAAGTATGACAGAGTACAAAAAACACATTGGCCAACACAACGACATGATGATCGACGACCTGGCGTTGCCACGGGAAGCTATGAAGGGCTACAGTCCAGAGCCGCACGAAGACTTTGACGCAGTAGAGGCTGAGCCAATTCAAGATACACTGTTTGAAATGCAAGAGGTTGTGGACGGGCTACCAGAGAGCGAGCTACAAACCTACAAGGATCAGATGCTTGCAGAAATTAGTGATCGTGAGGCAATTGTTGACGCTATCAACCGCCGACTCGATACTGTGCGGGCTAAGCAATATACGGGAGGCGTACGTAATGCCATCACTAAGCAAGTCAGAATGTGACAAAGCTAAATACCCCGACGACTATATAGATCGCCGAATAGAGTCCATATTAGAGCAAGGGGTAAAAATAAACATGAGAAAAGGTTTTAAAGCGGCAATAGCGTATATAAATAGAGAAGTTGCAAGACTACAAAAGGAGATATAGGGGAACAATGAAACCAAGCAAATACGATAAACGCCAAACACATGGTGAGGATTATTACAAAAAGATCGGCAAACTAGGTGGGTCTGCTAAGGTAAAGAAGGGGTTCGGCAAAAACCTAAAACTTGCCTCGATCGCAGGAAAGAAGGGCGGTAGCGCTACACCATATGCCTCGCTCTCATTCTCGGCAGCAGACGAAATACAGCGAGTACTCCTTAAAAACGAAAAGTTCGACGTAAAAGAAGAGAAGAGCCGCTACGAGATTACAATGAACGGTTCGGTGCTATCCATCATTCCGCGCTACAACGGCCGCATTAAGAAGGCTGTGCCACGAGATGACCTATCTGGTCGAGTGATGGCAGAGAAAGATATGGCTGTACTAGAAACACTCAAACTGATGATCGTAGAAGGCATGTACCGTGGCGAGAGCTAGAACCGCAAAAGAGTCCACCATCCACCAGATGGTGGTGGACTATTTAAAGCTACAGTACCCAGGAGTCATATTCCGTACAGACTTTAGCGCTGGCGTTAAAATGACGATGGGGCAAGCCATCAAGCACAAGGCGCTACAGGAAGGGAGAGGCTATCCAGATCTGTTTATCGCTGAGCCAGCACAACTGGCAGGAGAATGGTATCATGGGCTATACCTCGAGCTAAAGCGTGAAGGGGTGCGCCTCATGAAAAAGGACGGTAGCTGGGCAAATGAACACTTTGCAGAGCAACACGCCTACATGAAGCGTCTGAGCGAGCGTGGCTATCGGTGCACCTTCGCAGTCGGTTTCGACGAGGCAAAAGACCAAATAGACAAATACATGAAAAACACAGACTACACAGAAAGACGAAAACAAACACCAAACAATCAAATTTTCTAGAACAACACTAGAAAGAATAGGGGGGGGCGAAATGCCCCTCCTATATGTTAGTATTATACTAGAACAACCTTAATATAATAGGAGACAAATTATGCTAGTAAATTACGGCGTAGCAGTGCCAGAATCACAGTTTACCACGACTCCAGATAAGCGTGGCGTGATCGGCCAAATTGCATTCACAGACACGGGGCGTCAGTTCCGTTACTGTAAGTCGGCAGACACCGGAGACCAGGGCTACTGGACTGGGATGAAAAACGACGCCACGAACAAAAACGGCAGCCTCGCTGCTGACGCTAAGACGGGTGATACTGTTATCCAGCTGAAACCAGGCCACCAGGCTGACGGTTGGCAGGATGGTACTATCCTCATTAACAACAAGCAGCTCCTCGAGTTTATCCAGGTTTCAGGTGACTACGTCTACCTACGCGACCAACTCCTCGAGGACGTAGCAGCTAACACCGGCTGCCAGGTTCGCCCCAACGACTACGATAACCTCAAGAAGGTTACGGCTGGCGCAAAAATCTACACTCGTAGCGCCGTCCCAGCTGGCCACTATTTCTGGTGCGAAGTGTAGTATAACTGTCACAAACCAAGAGAGAGGCTTCGGCCTCTTTTTTGGTTTCTACCCTAATGCTATAATAGATGCACAAGCAATAACTAAATAGGAGCACAACAATGAGCACGCAGTTACACGTCATGCCAGGGTTTTGCCTGGTAGAGGTAACTAATAAATATGGCTCGAGTCTGTCTATCTCACAAGGGGATCACGGCAGCCACACGAGCGGTACACTAAAGGCTATCTACATTCACGAAGATGGCGTAGCCACAGAGAAAGAGGACACACTCTCGAAATTCCTTGGTAGCAAAATATATTTTACGAAGTATAACGACAGTGAGGAGATTGAAGTAGACGGCAAGATGTTTATTTTCGTTCCTGTAGACGCTGTAAATGGAGGTTCACTGGATGCCTAAACAAACATCAGTACGTAACGTGATACGTGGCGATGAGCTACGAAAAAAGATCAGTACGGGCGTTGAGAAGGCTTTCGACGTAGCCTATTCCTCATACGGAGCAAACTCCGGCAACATTATGATTGAACACCGCTATGGTGAACCTCTCGTGTCTCATGATGGTATCACCAACATTGGCCGCCTAGTAGTATCAGACCCAGTAGAGAACATGGCTATCTCTCTTGTCCGCCAGGCTAGCGAGAAAACGAACCGTTCAGCCGGCGACTCTACAACTCTTACTATCGTGATGACCTACCTTGTCTACAATTACTTTAAGGATATGGCCAAAGACAAGCCACGAGCCGTGCAGAAGCAAATCGAGCAAAACAAAAAGTCTATCATCAAAGCTATCAAAGACACCAAGATCAAGGCTACAGACGAGCTGCTCTACAGCGTCGCACACACGTCGTCAGGTGATGAGGCTATCGGCCATTTAGTGTTTGACGCTATCAATGATGCCGGCGCTAATGGCGCAGTAACAGTGGTAGAAACACCAGAGAATAAGATTGAGAGTAAAATCGTCCAAGGGTTCACGTTTAAAAAAGGTATGTCGTCTATTGCCTTCGCAGATGATATGCAGTCTATTCAGACCAAATACGACAACCCAACCGTTATTGTCATGTCTCGTATTATTAGCAAGAACGATGACATTGTGCCTATTATCGACGCCGTGCTTAAAGCAGGTGCAGAGAGTATCGTACTCGTAGCAGACGTATCAGGCCAAGCGCTAGAGACTCTTGCCACTAACAAGATGAACGGCAAACTGAACATTGTCGTAGTAGAGCCATCGAGCCAAGCGCGTGAGCTATTCCTTCGTGATGTAGCAGCCTATGCTGGCGCTGAGGTGTTCGTATCACCACGTGTATCAGACTTTACAGATGCCAATATTGGTAAGGTTGAGCGCGCTCATATCACCACTACAAAGACAATCCTGTCTGGCCCAGGCAACCGCGAGAAGCTTGACCAGTATATCGAAGGCATCAAGGATGATTACCGGCGTGACGCCTTGAATGGTAAGACCGTTGAGATTAGTGTTGGCGCGGCTACACAGGTTGAACGGCAAGAACTGAAGCTCCGTATTGAGGACGCTGTAGCAGCTACACAGATCGCGAAGGACTATGGTGTACTTCCTGGCGGTGGCACATTCCTGCGCGACATATACGAAAGCGACACCACTAATATGCCTAGTTACCTCACACAGCCATACACAATGCTTGTAGGTAGTATGGCTAAGGAGACGACTGAGGACAAGCCGTACACACCAAAGGCTGGTTACGATATTTATTCTGAGACGTACCATACAGACGTTCTGGAGGCTGGTATTGTAGACAGCGCTAAATCTATCGAGGAGGCGATTATCAACAGCCACAGCGTCGCTGCGCAGCTCCTATCGATTAATGTAGCTTTGCCGTTTGAGAAGGATCAAGAATAATGGATATTGTAGCCCTTGTTATTTCAATTTGCTCCCTCCTAGTCTCATTGCTAACCGCCCGCCGCGATTCGACGGCATCATCCGTGTTGCAGCGGTCGGGGCTCTCACGGTTAGCGAGATATGCGGGAGTGGAGGAACAATACATAAACAAAAACAAAGACAAAAAACATAGCGGCATCATCGAAGCTGCCGACCCTGTAACAATCAACGCTCAATGGCGTGATGAGACAGGCCAAACAGAAAAAGACCCGTTAGACTTTATGAAGGACGTGAAATAGATGGGTGTGATCATAGATGGTATATATTACCGTGAAACACCAAAAGACGCATCACAGCGCGTCTCAAGCACTGTCACGGGCATAGCAGACACAAACAGTAAAGACAGACAGCGTGAGGAGTTTGCGGCCGACCTAATCCAGTCGCACAACCCAGATGGGACAGTAAACGAGGACTTTATCGAGTACTACCCAGAGGAAGCTAAGAAGCGCGGCCTAATATAGAAAATAAACATAAACCCAAAGATAAGAGCACCCGTTATAGGTGCTCTTTATATTTACCGCTCAAGTAGACCGACCATGCTCTGTACCCCTGTGACCTCCACACATCGTACGCGCATTTTACGTTAGTCCCTACATCGAACGTGTCGCAATGTTCTCGTCCTGGGAGTATCCTTACCTGGAAAGCTCCTAGACTGTACCCATATACCCTATTATTTTGTGTAAATGTTAGTGTTTGGTCACCTTTTGCGCCTGTCCTACAATGGCTCTCGGCGGTAGCGATAGCGACCATGGTGTTTACATCCCACCCGCTATATTTCGAGGCCTCCTCACGCACAGCGTCACATCCTGTTTTAGCTGGTTGCGCCACTATAGCTACTGGAGGCTGCTCTACTTTAACAACTGGTTTCGCTACTGGGCTTTTTCTTTTCCCGCGGTTTCGCTCGTCACAACCTTGATAGTGTTGTACTTCTCAACCTGTGTACGACCCGTGTTGAGACCAGCAGCGAAGGCTACACCAGCAGCGATCATTGAGAGCATCACAGCAAAGATTGCAGCTGTCATGATAGCGCTTGTCTTCTTTACGTAGAGTTTATCTACAGCGCGGCGAATCTCTTCGTTTGCCCCAAAGATTACATCTTGACTCTTCTTAGTGGTTTTACTTTCTTTAGCCATGCAAGTATTATCTCCTCTCTTGCTTATGTTTGCTATGTCTCTATAGTACACCATCTAAAGAACAGAGTCAACACTTTTCTGAGTTTTATTTACAACAAGAAAAACCCCACCGGAGTGGGGCTCTTGGATAATCTATAGGCTAGACTATCGGATCTTGGTGATGCCTGTGATAACACCCTGGCGGCGAGGTTGAGTACAGATAAAGTTACCCGATACAACCATTGCACCAATCTCTGCGAGCTGGTTCGTTGGGTTCATGAAACCGCGGAACTGCATCCAGGTAGGCTGGTCCTCGCTGATAGCACTATCGATAGCTTCCTGCTTCTGCTTCACGCGCTCAAGGCCAGGAATGCTCAAGTCACGAAACTCCAGGTAGTTCTCGTTGAGGAAGAACATTTTACCCACAGGAGCTTTGTCGTCAGCCACACATGGCTTGCCACGAAAGTCGAGCGATACGAACCCAGCCGAGCCGTGCAACTCGCTAGCAGGCACAGACGTGCCCATTGGAGTACCACCGCTAACACGGTTGTAGCCACGAGCAGTCATAGCGTTGTACTGGACGCTGAGCTTGTCGCCCATCAGTTCCTCGTAGAGACTCCAAGTTGCCTTGTCGCTGAGGATCATCGTTGGGCTGTGCTTTGCGCTACCAGCAGCCGATACAGCGTCAAACTCTTTAGCCATGAGGCCGAGAGTCAAGAGGCCATTAGCAGCAGCCGTAACGTCAGCGTTGACCGAAGGCAAGGTAGCACGGGTGATACCAGCATAAGTAGTAGATGCTGTACCATTGTCAACAATCAAGCCAAGACCGTCAAGGTCGTTACCAGCACCAGTACCGTAAAGCTGAGTACCGATGAGGTTAGCGAGGCTGTTTTGTGCCTCTTCGAGCTTTTGAGCGACCAAGCGGACAACCTGGTTGTCGTTCGAGGCTTGGTTGACAGCCTTCTCAAGCTGGCTCACAACAACGCTCTGAACAACCGTGGCCGGCTCCCATTTCAGGTTCTTGACGTTGTCGGTGTTAGAAACAGCAAACTGCTCCATGTCGGTAATCGACTTACCGGTTGTACTGTTTCGGGTTTGTGTAGGACTTTGGACTTTCGGCCCAGTCCATTTCTTGGTGTTGCTCATCACACGGGCGGTCAAAACGTTCGAGTTGTTGACAAAGTCGACTACGCGAGGCAGAAACTCGTCCTTTGTGATGTTTTGCACTGTTTCTGAAAACTTCATTACTTCCATCTCCTTATAGTTGTTACTAATCTGATTTTACGACACTATTTGGCTATAACCGTGGCCATTATTGGCCTAATTGCGCGTAAATGTTCTGTAATTTGAGCTTTGCGGCCTGTGGGCTATCTGTAGTGAGTGGCAACATAGACTTGTAGCCTTGAATATCCTGGTTAGACAGAGCACCACTGTCACCTGCTGCACGGGCGAGGGCAACTGCTAGGGCCTGCTGGTTAGCCTCATACGCCGATGCGCCAGGATTGAACATACCAAGTGTTGCGCTGTTCAGAAGGTTGTTCAGCACGCCCACAGGGCCTTGTGCCCCACCAGCCTGCTTATACATAGTCTCGATACTAGCCGCTTTCTTGGCTGCGTCAGCCTTCTTCTGGTCGTCCTTGGATGTTTTACTACTGCTTGCCTTCTGAAGGGCCGCGAGCTGTTTCTGGTTCATCGCATCTTTCTTATCGAGTTGCTCGAGCATCGAGGCATAGAACTGTACAGCCTTCGGGTTATTGTCTGCAGCTGCTGCCATGTAGGCTTGCTCAATCTGATCGCGATCTTTACCGGCGAACTTCGATGGCTGCATCAACTGTTGCATAGCCTGGAGCTGTTGAGCTTGCTGTAGTTCTTTCTGTTGAGTCTGAGCACCTTGTGCACCACCGAGCTGTCCGGAATTTCCAGATAGTTGAGGTGTTGCGTCGGCGTTTTGCCCGTTCAACTGCCCTAAAGCGAGAAGGCCTGCACCAGCTAGAGCTGCATTTTTAGCTGTATTCTTAGCTTTCCCTACGACACCACCCACGAGAGCTTCTGGGTTGTCTGAGGCTAGCTGGAGAGCACGACCACTACGCTGTAGCAACTTGCCTGTGGTTGATGCTAATGGCTTCCCAATTACCTCTTGAGCGACTTGCTGGATTGGGTTGCCAAAATTACCGTTTCCCATTACACCACCAGCGAGCGGCGCCATCTTTTTCTGCTTAGCTAATTGCCCCATAATAACAAACGGAGCTTGCATACTTCGCACGTCTGAGTAAGTCACACCATCGCGTAGCTTCTTAGCTACGTCCTGTAGCATCTTTGGTGGAAGGTTAGCGCCTTCTGCCGCCTTAAGAAAATCTGCAATCTTGTCTGCGTCCTTGTATACGTCAGCAGATGCCTCATTGATAGTTTTCTTAAGCTCACCTGTGTAATCGCGGATAATCTTACGAGCTGCATTAGCGCCCTTGCCAGTCATGTCATAAGCTTTACCCTCTAGCTCTTGGATAGCTTTGTGCATATCGTAAATATCAGCCTCACCGATAGCTGCTGCGCGGTTCTCGCCACGCTCTGCTAGACGATCAAGGATCTTACCCTGTGGCTGTTGGTCTGCCGACTCTATGATTTTCTTAAGCGTTTTCTTCTGAGCCGGTTCAAGGGCGATAGACTCATCAATAGCCTTGAGAGCCTTCGTGCTAGCGTCCTTCGGCATGAGCACGCTGATCTGAGAGTCTTTCAAGGCGTTGTTCTGGAATGTAGAGAACAGCCCATCCTTACCAGTGGCAATACCTGCATAGTCTTCGTATTGGTTAGGCTGGATGCCGTACTTCTCTGCGTATTTGATAGCGTCAGGAGCACGCTCGAGCACCTTCTTGTCCTTCACAGCACCAATAATCTCGTTATTACGCAGGTTAGTGCCTACATCCTCAATAGATTGACCGATGTTATTGAGCTTAGCGCCCACGGTGTTATTGTCAGCAAGCTTAGCGTTTGTAGCGTTGTACATAGTGTCGTTGTCTTTGATAGCTTCGTTCACGATTTTCTTAGGGTCAACACCCTCTGCCAACTGTCGCGCACGTGGATCTTGCTCTGGCCGGTTGATAAGCCGCTGAACAATATCGTCACTCTCGTCATCCACCACATTAGCCAAAGCTGGTGTTGTAGCTTCTACAACGTCATCGGCGACGTTCGCTACCTTCGGGACAGCAGCCTCAACTACGTCGTCAGCTACACTAGCAACCTTAGGCATGGCAGTCTCTACCACCTCTGGCGCTGCGCTAGCTACAGCCTTGGCAGCAATATCATCTGCCTCATTCCGCATAAGGTTATTGAGTACACCACCGCCAGCTGAACGGGCAATGTCGTCACCATAGTTAGTAGCGAGCCGGGCGACAACGTCATCGCCATACTTAGCTGCCCCCTTAGAAAACAATTTATTTAACACTCCACCGAACATTAGAACATACCCCCTTGTCGTCGTTTATATAGCTCATTTAGTGTGTTAGCTTGCTCATCCTCATCTGGAACGCCCTGTTGTGGGTTGAGAGCGCCCATAAGCTGAGAACCGCCATATAGAGCACCACCCCCGAGAGCGAGCTTGCCTACCGCACTCTTAGGTATGAGGCTACGCAAGCCTTCCTGGTATAGCGCCCGTGATGGCATTGTCTCTAGCGCAACATTTGGGTCGACCCCAGTACCGATTGAATTGCGGATAAACGCCTTCTCCCCACGATTCTTAAGGAAGTTACCACCAACCTTCATAGCACCCGGTATAGCGCCTCCCATGATTCCGCCAAGTAGTGCACCATTCAGCGCGTCGTCTGTCTCACCTGTGCGTACCTTGTCAAGACCGCCCATCACAGCACCAGTAGCAGCTGAGCCAGGAATTGTGTATAGGGCCTTATTTACCTTACCGAGCCCATCTGCCACCTTGCCTAGTTTAGCGGCTTTAGCAGCAGCTCCAATACCAGGTAAAGCGGTAAGCAGTGTCTCACCAGCAGCAGCAAGGTCACTGCCTACGTCGCGATCCTTGTAGTTACCTGTAGCTAAGTCGCTTACTGCACCGACTGTTTGAGCAATAGGGTTAAGAAAGGAACCAAGAAGACCGTCACCAAATACATTGTTCTTCTGCTTTTTCTTTTGCTTTTCAAGTTCAGCGTTAGCGTCATTGTACGCTCCTTTTAACTGCTCACCCTTACTGTCAAGCGATGACATTTGACTTTTCCAGGCGTCATCGAACCCCGGAGTAGTCTTGCGCATATCTGCAAGCAGCCCAGCATTGGCCGGGTCGTTGTAGATACCATTGAGCTTCTCTTTGTAAAAGTCATTGACCTTCTGGTTGATTTGTTGTTGATCAGCAGCGTCCTGGTATTTAGCCAGCGCTTGATCCTTTGTTTTACCGAATAACCAGTCAAACATACCCTATCTCCCCCATAGCGAGCCACCGCCAAATAGCGCGAGCGGCCCCCATTTAGCTACGTTCTGAAAACCTTGCGAAAGGTTGCGCCCAAAATCTTGCCGATAGTCATAGTTTTTGAGTCTGTTGTGTTCAGACTGTAGACGCCTGAGTCGATCAGACTCGGCTTTTGCTTCATTCTGAGCTGCCATAATTTTCTCTTGCCAAGCACGAGCCGATGCGTTTGATGAGTCTTGACGGTCAAGCATATACTTTTGAAGGCCGAAGTTAGCGGCGTTAGCTGCTGCCTGCCGTGCGTTAGCCTGCTGTTCCTTCCATCGCTCAAGGGCCATCTTTTGCTGGTTAAGTTCCCAGTTGTCCCGTGCGCCATAGATATTAGCCAGGGCGTTTTCGTCTTGCTGGTATTGGCTGTACGCACTGTTTCGTTGACCAAGCAGCGTGTTCCAGATACCCTGAAGGATGTTTGTTGTATCCTCTTGCGTCTTGTAGTTGCCGGCTGCAACGTTACTCACCTCATTCATCGCACGGTTGACTAGCTCGTTGTAGTCTGTTGATGCATTTTGGTAGTTTGTGTTGAGGTAGTTCTGCGTATTCTGCATATTGCCAAGTTGGCCCTGTAATGCACGCTGTCTCTGAGCTTCTGTAAGGCCTGTACCACCATACTGCTGCCGGATGCTCTCTGGTAGCTTGTTGATAGTGGTGTTGATTTGGTTTACTGCGTCACGAGCAGTGTGGTAAACACCACGAGCTTTGTTAATCTCGTCGGTGTTCATGTACTTGTCACGCGCTTGGTCGTAAATATCGCCATAATTCCGCCTGTTTTGTAGGTGTGCGTCGTAATTCGACTTAGCCTGGTCGGATTGGGCTTGGTAGTTGTTAAAAGCCGCCTTGCTGGCGTTTTTCGTACCTTGTGCGTCTGCTATTCTTGCTCCAAAGTCCATATTTAATTCTCCTTTACTCTAATTTAACACTGCTAGGCGTAGATAAGCCTGGCGTTACGAGTACTTGCGTTCCAATTCACCGAACGAGCCTTTACCAGCCATGTAATTCTGGACAACCAGCTTTTTATTAGCTTCATCACGCATGTAACGCTCATTAATGGCGGCCTGCTCGTTGATAAGCCGTTGCTGGGTGGTAATACCACGCCACATGTAACTGTTATCAATAGCATTCATCCGGGCGATATGAGCCTTCTCCTCTGCCATCTGGCGCTGCTGAAACCTGTATGTATCAATAGCAGATTGGACAGACAAGAGATTACGATTGGCCACCGTTGTCATCTTGTCCCAAGCCTTCACGTTCTGCAGTGAGGTTTGCCAGTCGTTGTAGCGGCGTCTAATACCGTCCCATATAGAGTCATAATGCTTATTCGCTACGTCTATAGAGCGGTTGAAAGCGTCCTCGACGCGTTTCTTGTACGTGTTGTTGGTTGTCATGTATGTAGCCTGGTATCCTGCCATCTGCTGGCTAAGGCCTCGTAGCTGCTGTTGCTTTGCTAGGTCTCGCTGAGCCTGCGTTATAGCTGTACCACCGAACTGTTGCCGAATAGACTCCGGTAACTTATCGATCATCGTCTTTGTGCGGTCTACATTAGCCTTCGAGGCGTCTACATCAGCCTTTAGGTTGCGCAGCTCGTCAGACTCCATGTATTCTTTGCGGCGTTTCTCAAATTCATCACCAAAGTTCGGCATTGTAGCCGTTGCTGCGTCATATGATGCCTTGGCTGCATCTGCCTCACGCTGAGCACGGTGCCACGATTCACGTGTCTGGTCTCTATACCGTGTTGCATCTGCTAATCGTTGTTGAAAATCCATGTCTACCTCACAAATATGTCTTCATTAGGGTTATATGGGAATATGTAAAACGTAAAGTCGAACCACGAACCACTCAAATCTACCCATGTCTTGGCGAATTGATGGTATCCACCTCCTGGCAGGCGTTCTGAACGGTGCTGTAGCCATGATCCAAGAGAGCCTCGCACATAAATGTAGGTATTGTCAGCAAATATCTCAAGCTTTTTAGAGCGGGTATACATGTTACGTAGCCAGATAGATGGTGACACTGGGTTGTTAGGTAGGGGTAGCACAAAGTCAAACGCCCCATACGATAGAGGGTTCCATAGCGCACTACCTTCCGTTAGCATAAACGGAATATCGTACGTATAGTAGCCAACTCCAGGCGCACCAGGGGTAATAACGTTGTTAAAGTCTACTGTAAAATTCTGATCTGCGTTGAACCAGCGGCAATACATACGGTGAACAATGTGGGCCCGCCCCATACTCATAAAGAACGGCTTGCGTGGTTGTCCATGTGGTATGCGCACAAAATCAAAGTCTTGGAACTGTGTAATTGGTATACGATCCCAACCAAAGGCATACGTCCAGTTGATCTGTGGATTGTTAGGCTCACTAAATATACGGGTGCTATTATTGATTACAACACGCCTAGAGACGATCTGAGGCGTCTTATTGGTAATATCTGAGCCAAATATAGGATACTTGGAGTTAAATATCTCCTCTTTAGTAACAGGGTCGATCACTTTCAACCCATAATCTCTACTGCTATATCCTTGAGCGTTTCTTGTCATATGTATATTGTAGCACTTGACGGCGATACCATTGGTGAGCGGATAATGACAAGAGAGCGGTTAGCGTTGGGGTTTTGCGTGTCATAGGTGAATTTAAACGCTTTCTCTGCCTCGCTCATCTGAACACGTGGTGTATTACCGGCGTTAGTCACTAACCCGTATGATGAAACCTGCTTTCCTGCTATTGTCTCTGTATATTCCTGGAAGGCATACGGTGTTACATCTGTCATAGCGAGAGAATTAGGCAGCCAGTATGTGATGAGCCCTGCCTTATTGCCAAAGTCCTTATTATTCTTAATACCAAGTACCATCTGCGACTGTAGCCGCACGTCGACACCTACGTCGTTAAAGTCAGAAGTTTCACCCTTCTTTATAGCGCCGTAGCGCGATGTTTTGATGCCGTAGTCACGTAGAGGTGTGCCATAATCAAACGACAGAGGTGAGGCTGTATATGGATACTCCACCTCCTCTGCTATAGGCGTAGGGCTAACAAACACCATGTTCAAATCTGAGCGCGAACCGTCTGTACCGTTGTAGTAGGGTGGAATAGCGTTTTTGTAGTAGATATACTCCCTGTCTGCTGTCCATACGCCTGGCTGGTCGTAAAACGTAGGGTTCATAGCCATAACAAACGGTACATAGCCAAGGTTGTGCCTCCATCTAAAGTAGTAGATCGTAGAGAGGCCCGTATTGCGCGCCTCGAGCAATTCACCGCCATAGTTAGCCGTTTGTAGCCCGCCTGGCAGCGGCTGCCTAGCGTCTATACCGAGTGGTGCTAATATCTTTGCCTGCAATATAGGGAATGACGAATTAAAGAGCAGCTTATTGTCTGGTGCTGTCTGCGCATCGAACCCAGGCATGGCAATTTTTACGCCGTAATCTCTACGCTCTACTCGAGCCATTAGAAAGCTCCTTGTGAATACCCAAACATAGCCACAATACGGCCTGAGCGATCTTCAGCCTTAATGAGCCCACGGAGCTGTGTATCGCCCCGTGTCTCACCTGTGCGCACCTGGCGTGGTGTTATCTGCTGCTGTTGCGCTATATTACCCACCACAGTGTTCTCTATTTCCTCAAACTTGGTAGTGAGCTTTGTCTCTTTAATCTGAGAAAACGACGTTTCAAGGCTAGCCGTGTTAGGGTTGTACACTGAGTCTGCCATTACAGTTTCATCTCCTCCCCGAGTGTTCGGGCATTAAGTTGCACAGATACGATCGTAGGAGGCTCTGGCGTGGCGTCTGTGGTTGTTCCATCAAAGCCAAAGGTAATTTCCTTGAATCGCTTATTTATCTCCATACGGACGCTTACGTCGCCCTCTGTGGCTGTTTTCTTGCCGTACACCCATGGCTTGGCATCAATCTTGTACTTAGGAATAATCGTAGCACCCTTAGGTAGCGCACGGAATGTTACACCCATACGGAGGGCCTGCTTATCAGCCCACGGCACACCACCGTCGTACATGAGAGATTGGTAGCTAAAGTTTTTAGCCGGCTTGCTACTGTTATCTACAACAGCTAGATTGTAACGTATACCGTTCCTTGTCTGTATCTGGTAGCTAAAGTACAATGTATCCCCAAAATTCCAACACCCACCAAGCTCATACGTCACGTCAGAGGTGTTATAGTTCCCGCTTGCCTCTGGCATATTGTACGAGTAGTAGAATGACTCTGGGTAGTTCTTGTCTACTGCGCCCCATGAATAGATGCCATGCCTCATCGTGTAGAGACTGGTTTTGCTTGGGAAGGCAAACAACATGATACCGCGTCTCACCGTCATACAGTGAGGGTAAATGTCTGTGGTATCTCGTCGCTCTGAGTACTCGCTATGGCTATCATTAAGCGTACGCACCTTGGTAAGCTGTTTAGCCCCCGTGTAGGCGTACATAGCACCATCGATGATAGTGTAGGTAATGTTCTGGTAGGTGAATAGGCTCTTTGGCTCACCCATTGGCGTATCAATCTTAAAGTTCAACCCATCTGCAAACCCATCCCAGAAGCCGAGCATCCCCTCTTGGAATGAGCGCCCAGGTACAGTGCTCACTTTCTCACAACCTAATACGACATACTCGTCGTTACTAGTGAGCGTTGTCACCTCCATGCCGTTCTCTACAATCACACGGTGGCGGTTAAATTCAGTCTCGTCTACCTGTGTTAAGCCAGAAGGAAGCCAGTCGACTAGATACTGGTCGTTACCAATAAATAGCTTGCTACCGCCCCAGTTGATGATTGGGTGGCTTTTGCGTGTCGTGCTAGTGAGTAGTGAGGCGAAGTACTGGAAGTGTAGACCATACATTTTGTCCTGTTCGTACGTTTCTACACGCCAGTTGCCATCACTAGCATACATGTGGATATGGTACTCCGTACCGAAGTTAGCGTAGTCACCAACCTTGGTCTCGGGGAAGTCGAAGTAAGTGATTTGCCCCGTCTGCACCTCACTAGCATTTTTAGTAGCGTGAGCAATCTCTTTGTTCTGGGCGTCATGCACGACAAGGTGGACTTGGCCACTGCCCTTAGCGTGGAATCGTACAGAGATGCGCGTCATAGGGGATTGGTCTGGTAGAAAGATACAGGTATTCTCCTCATTCTCGATAATAGAGGTAGGCAGCCCGTCGCTCTGAGCTTGGCCATTGATACTACTCCACCGGTTTGTGCCGCCACCGATCCATTTGCCGTCACGATCTTTCACAAGGATCTGGGCTACTGTAGGATACGAGCTAGCCTTACCGGTAATAGTATCAATAAAAGACTGATTTGGTGATGTGGCGTTAGTGTATGCGTAGATACGGTCATTCCCAGTAATGTAGATAGCATCCTTTAGCCTCCAGTAGGTGAGGTCTCCAAATGTTCCATCAGTCCAGCCTGGGAGAAAAGCTGCAACCGTAACGTCGTTGTTTACGTCGATCCTGTATAGTGTGCCGAACCTGTCAATCCCCCACCTCACACCGTCTGGGGTTTGCGTCATATTTACAATCAAGCCACGTATATCCCCGTCGCCTAAATTGCGCGCCCCAGGTAATACAGAAAGCCGGCTCGGGTTCTTACGCCCGTCCATACACTCCGAGTCACCGTAGCTATTCTTGATGCCAATCTTACCATCTGTGCCAAAGCCGCCATAAAACGATGTTTGGCTGATGATTGTGTCGCCTGTGTTGCCTGCTGCCATTACCAAATACTCCTTACTAGGTCAGTGAGTCGTTCTCGACCCATCATACTGCTACCTCCCTGGATAAAGCCAGAGGTTGTCGTCATTCCATAGACTGTCTTGTACTCTTGCACCATATTGTCGAACAGTTGCTTGTACATATTGGCGCTATCTAGGTCTTTGCGCATCAAAAAGTATTGCTGTGCGGCGTAATATACGGGCGCTTGGTGGTATTCCTCCGGGAATTGTGGGCATTGACCTATTTTGACCCGTGTCGTCGCTGTGAGGCCCTGATATGGCGTCTCAAGGCGTATTTCTCGAGCGTTTACCACCTTAGCCACCTTATACCAATTGCCATCACTACCGTCTGTGACTTGTAGCCACCCGTTATTCTCCATACTACGCACAAAACTGTCCTGCTGAGCCGTAACTCGCGGGCTATTCTCCGTCAGAGACACGTTGGCCTCCCGATCTGCCAACCCAAGGTCTTGCATACGAGGCTCGAACGTCACAATCATACCGTTTGGCACGTCATCTGATGGTGTTGGGAATAATTCCATTTCTGTACCGTTCTTGATGATGAAACATTCAGGCCTCCCGCTGGATTGCCCGCTTGTGATCTTGTGCCATTCCTCAATATTGTGCACCGGAGTGATAGGATAGTAGTTATCCCCATCTTTAATACGCACGTCTACGACCCGTACCATGTCCCTTGGGAAGCGATATAGTGATTTACCCTGGATCAGGTTAGTCTCACGCTCCTGGCGTACCCAGTACCGTCTCACGGCGTTTTGAAATAGCTTGATCCCGGTGTTAATGTCCGAAACAGCTTTGCGTACCTCTTGTATATTGTCCTCATCGACGTTAATGAGGCTGATTACGTCCTGTTTTATTTGCGAAAATGTCAGCATGTCTTATTCTCCTTTACTCTAATCATACACTACACGCCGCCACTCTTGCTCATCTCTATTGGTAGATACTGGTTTTCGCCATTGTGACGCGTCCTCACGCCGTCTATCGCGCCAAATCTGGTCATTGCTACTAACATACTCGTGTTGTCTCCAAGCTCCTGTGGCCTCACTAGAGACTGGTAGCTTGCGCCATTCGTGTTCTATCTCACCCTGTGGGGTGATCCATACATCTGGAGTGATTTGTGCGCGCCTAAACCGTATAGACGGCATCGTAGCGCATACACGAGCAGTAACAGGGTCTACGTAAAACGTATAATGCTCAACATCCTTAAACGTGACGGTTGGCTGCGGTAATTCAATACGCGCAACGGTCTCGTCCGCGATAATGGCATGTTTTGAGCTAAAAGTAATCGATGGTAGGTTGGTTGTTATTTTGGCCGTTGTTGTGCCCCCAACAACATTCACATTGGGCGGCGCTTTGTAATTCAGTGACGGCTGGCTTATTTTAACTCTCACTACCTCTGTTGAGGGCGAAATATAGAGTTTGCCTGGCTCTTTGTAGGTAACTTTCGCCCCTTCTATCTTTACCCATGGGTAACCTTTATCCCCAACGAGAGAATATTTATGAGACAAAAATGGCTTTGTGGTTGTTATTTTGGCTGTTGTTGTAGATCCAACAATATCGTAGTTTGCTGTAACTTTTTTCGGTATATACGCACCGCCCGCGGGGAACCCCCCCAGAGGGCCTACTATGAAGCCGGTGTTGTCTAAGGGGTTTGTCGCTAACGGTGTAGGGGTCAGGTCATTGACCGACGGAGCAGGAGCATTGCCAAAGCCAAATGAGATAAACCGGTAATCGACGGAGCCGCTGTTATAAGTGAATATACCATTCCGCTTCCTGTCTGGGCCGCTCGGTACAGAGGTGTCACTAATTGCTATTTGCCACCCAGGCTCGGCGTCTGCCGAGGGCCACACCTTCGCCTTTATAATGTTGCCGATAACACTAAACCGCGCACAATAGTCGTTCGGGTGTCTATAATACTGTAAGGGATAGCTAGATAGCTTCCTTTTACCGTTCTCGAGCCATAGCGAGTATCCAGAAGGGGCTGATCGATCGGGGATTATTGACAACGTATAGCCTGATGCTTCGCCACCTCTAACTGAAGGATCCTTCCATCTCATAGAGAACACCCCCATCTGCCCATCAGTCCCAGTTACTGGCAGGGTATTGAACACGGCGAACATCTCACCGTCTGAAGAGTCGAATGGTATATAGCCTGCGAACCTATCACTCGCCGGGCCGTCGTTGGCCCTGTGGAGCTTTAACACCTGGCCATCAACTATCGATAGAGTACCATTATATACCAGCTCTCCAGTCCAGTTCTTTAGTCTATCTCTCGCCGGAAAATAAAGAGCTGTTGCCATGTTATTACCTCGCTACAACTTCAAAGTTTACTACGATAAATGGTGGGTTATTCGAGTTTGTATACCCAAATACTGGTGTAAAGTGGTTCCACCTATTCCCCTCGTTTTCTTGGCTGTCCCTCGAGTTGATAGAATACTTGTAGTTTGGTCGTGTACCGCCAGCCGGCATAGTAGCATCCAGCGCTGCGTAGCCTATACGCTTAGCGTCATCGTGGGTAGCCCCAATAGCTGCACGGACGTCTCCAGTACCGAACCCAATACCTGCGCCGGTGTATGTTGACATGCCATGTTTGTGGTCTATCTCTCCACCAGACTCGCCGAGAACGCTACCTGTACCGGAGGCTGATTTACCTAGTGGGAACTTTTGGCGCATATTTTTCAGTGTGATAAACCCGCCGCTCACTTCTCCTAGCGCTGGGTTATATCGTATATGGTCGGCTAATAGTTGGTAGTCTTCCTCTTGATAGCGGCTGCCGTCCATAAACAACCTACCATAGGCTGGGGTACTATTCATCGTCATGATAATATCACCGACTTTGAGCGTCCTTTCACCATAGATAGACACATATATGAGAGCGCCAGCTTGAAACGCCTTTTGTGTAGTGCGTCGTGCACCTCGTTCTACTGTGAATATGTTATTCGCACGCGCTTTGATGAGTACAATCTCTGAATTTTCAGTGCTAGGAAATGTGTTCGCCGGCGTAATTGTGGCGTAGTAATATCCAGACACAGGAAAGTCGTTAGCGTTTTTTACAGCTATGGTGGTCTGCGTTGTATTGATACCGCTAGTCAATACTGTTGATGCTAAATTCTCGTTCATTTAATACCCCCTATCTGTTCCACCTTCCCATTCTATTTTTTTGCCAGCCAATCCATCCTGGTCTATCTCTTGTATATAACAGTTGCGCCCCGCGTCATATCGTTTTGCGACACGATCAGCGCCTTTTTTAGTGTATAGCGCGTCCATACTCTCCGCACCTAAAGTCTTAGCACCGCTGCCGTCCTCAAGCTCTTTTATCGACCACCAGCTAACGCGCCCATCCTTTAACGAATATAAGATACCTCTCGACTGGCTCCCTTTGTTAGCCGCCAAATACCCGATATGGTCGACTACCTCGCGGAAATACTTACCAGCAGTAGCGTTTAGAAATTCAGAAGACACCCAGTACCTCTGTTGGTCGTCTAACTCAAAGTGCGCCACCTCTGGGCCATACATCCTGTGAATGTGGCACACTGCAAAACTAAACCACACGCGGAATCCAAGCTCCTCTGCTATGTCCGCAATACGCCGTACTCTTTTATTGTTCTCCATCCTACGCTACCTCTGCCTTCAAGATGATACCAGACACATCAGCTTTACCATTTTGAGATACCGCCTGAGTGGTAACATCAACAGCCATTAGCAACTCACTGCTAGCTGAGCGAACAAAGGCAACATTGGCTACTGTCCCGCTTCTTGTGATAGGAATATCAGACACAGTCGGTAAATCCACTCTTTTCTCACCAGAGGCGGGGAACGATATAGACCCAAGAGATATTGCTTTCGCCCCAAGCTTTTTTGTCTCCACCACACTATAAGTATATTGATCATCCCTCACGCTCTCTATCAGCCAAATTTGATCCGCTGTCTTTATTTTGTTGAGTAGGGCGTTCCAAGCATCGTTGTTGATCCATTTTGTCATAGTATTATCTCCGTTTAATTCTACCTCTCATTATACACGTACATAACAAAAACCAGCCCTCACCAAGATAGCTTGGTAGGCTGGTCGTGCACCTCTATAATAACACAACGCCCCTGGCTTTTGACCACGGGCGCTATGCATAACCACAGTAAATTAATTAATTATACTTGTACAGTCGCTCTCACGGCGTCCGGACTCCGGATCACGCTGCATAAAGCATTATACTCCTGCTAGATCAAATAGACAACAGTAATTCATCAAATTCTCCAACAGTATTTACACCAGAGAACCCAACAAACTCTTTAGACAGCAGAACAGGCTGAGCACTCACGATCTTGTACTCTGTAAAGTACACTTTACCAGTCGGCGCAGTGATATACGCGTCACCATCCTTCTCAAACGTCACCACTGTTGTTTGCCCGTTCTTGGTCACAGACATGCGATTGATATACAGCCCACGGCTTGCCCCTCGTGGTATATACCGCGGTCGTATTACTTTCTGAAAATCCTCTGGTGGGGTGATGGTTATCTCACCGTTTCTCCACTCAATCATAAGACTATCTTGCATACGCTAATATTATAACCCCCAGGATACCTGAGGGTCAATAATACAACAGCTAGATTGTGAGCTATTTGGTTGCGCCAGCTTTGGCAGCCACAGTCACAAGACCAGCAGCCTGGAGGCCGAAGGCGATACCTTCATAGATCACGCTGTCAGACAGTACATAATGAGCTGTAACAAAGTAGTAGCCAATACCAGCCACAACAGCCAACACGACCTTACCAATGCCTCCCCACTCCTTCTTGTTGAACATGTCAAACAGCTTTACGATTGCTGGTAGGATGAGTAAATTTAATGCTTCCATAGTTATCTCCTTTATTTTTTAAACAAACCTGTGATAGCGTCTAGAATCGCCTGCAAGATGCGTCGAATATCTCCAAGGATAGTTGTAGCGTCCTCAGCCTTTGGCGCTTCCTGAGGCGCTTCTGCGGCCCTCTCCTGTACCTCCTCTGGCTCTGTTGGTGGCTCTGGCTCTACATGCTTAATCTCTGGCGTTGGTGCGTTCTTGATGCGTTGCAATTCCTTGTACTCGTCACTCCGTCGTAGGTCGTCTGCTACCATACCCCAGCTCCAGCCGTTACGGATCTGATTGCGGTAATGCTCAATGCCACCTTCGTCTGCATCACGCTCGAGAATCTCCTTGTAGAGGCGCTGAATTTCATTAGTCTCGCTCTCGTAGGCTGCGCGTAGCTCGTTGTTGCGTGCGTTACGTCGTTCTGCCACTGCCTTGCCCTCTGCGCTGTTAGCCAAGTCCTCACGGATCTGATCCCAGTTCCATCCTTTGTCGATCTGAGATAGGTAGTGGCCGATAGCATTCTCGTCTACGTTGCGGTCAAGGATTTGCTGGTACAAGTTATTGAGATAGTTAATCTCATCAGTGCGGTCACGCTGTACAACCTGGCCAGCCTTCTCACGAGCCATACGGTCGATACGGCCTAGGTCATAGTTGCCTGGGCAGCTGGTCGTAGTCCATGAGTTGTGTGGTCGTAGCGGCAAATCACCATAAGTCTTGCGTAGTTCTGCCACCAGTTCAGCAATAACATCATAGTCCTCATCACGGCATCGTGGGTCACACTCGATACCAATGCTTGTCTGGTTACCTACCCAGTTGCCTGCATGCCATGCAATGTTGGCAGGGTCTACAATACAGGCTACACGACGGTCTGTACCCGTAACAACATAGTGAGCGCTTACCTGAGATGCTGGGTTACATAGCCAGGCTGTAATGCCTTCAAACGTAGGCCCTTTGCTCGGATCATCCCACCAGTGAATAGTAATGCTACTGATGCTGTTGCCTTGTCGGCCAGCAGTGTAGTTTGGCGAGTCATACTGCGTAATGTAGTTGTACGCCATTTATACCTCCTTTAGATATTAATACAGTTGCTATCACCATCGATCTTGTATAGCCGACGGTACGCGGTATTAGCTTCTCCCTCGTACTTCCATGCTACCCATGATGTTTGGTTGCCAGAATTATCCTTGGTGTTGACGCACGATAGCTGAGGAGATGCGCCATCTTTGCCATCCTTCCCATCTTTACCATCAGCACCGTTAGCGCCATTAGCTCCTGCCGCGCCTGTAGCCCCGGTAGCCCCCGTAGCGCCTGTGTCACCCTTACACCGTCCTGCCGCACAGTATTTAGCCACAGCGGTCGCTATCTGCTCGTCTGAGGCGTTCTTGCCGTTCGTACCGTTACATATACCACCTGAGCAATAAGCAGCAACAGCGCTCATTACCTGGGCGCTTGTGGGGTTTTCTGAGCATTTGTTGGTGAGGCAGTATGTCTTGATGGCTAACGCTATCTCTGAGTTGGTTGGAGTCTTGCCGTCAGCCCCATCTTTACCGTTAGAGCCTACGATAGAGCCTACATTACGTGCCTCTCCGTCTGAATATGTGAGCACAAGGTTGCCATCCTTGTCTATTTGGGCGTTAGTGATGTTCGTGACAGGCTTTTCTACCTTCGTACCGCCTGATATAGTCACAGCTTGGCCTGGTTTGAGTGTAAATACCCTGTAAATGGTGTAGCCGCTGAATAAAAGACTTAAAACCATCATGATTGATAGGATTTTCAGTAGTTTCTCCTTTTCAAACCATCGAATGACACGATTCTTTCTCATCGTAGCAGCCCTCCCCTGCTGTTGGACAGCAATGCAATGACAATTGGCACAAATGAGGTGATAACTGCGCCCACAACAAGGCGAAACAGCCATTTATTACGGTCTTTAGCCTCTGCTGAGTCTGTTTCAAGGTCTTTCAGTCGTGATTCTATGTCTTTTTTGTACAGGTCAAGCGCGTAAATAGGCACAAAGTCCTTTTCTTTGCGCAGTTCGTGCTTGGTGATGGCGTCATCGACAATTTCCTTGACTTGCCATTTGTTTAGCGGTTTGTCATCCATACAGTTTGTCTCTTTCAGGCGAAAACCCGCCCAGTTATTCTCCTTCTTTAGAGATTATACCCCGGGCGGGCTACAGATAGGCCTGCTATTTACTCGCTAAAGCCAAGATCCTCCTCTTTGCTCTCCGCTTTTGCTTGACGACCACGTCGTGCTGGCTTCTCTTCCTCTTTTGGAGCTGTGTCCTTAGCGCCAGTCGTGTACTGAGCTGGGCCACGGTACGCCTCGTTGAGCCATTTAGTGCGAGCCTGCACGTCTGCAAGCATACGAGCGCCATCAGAGCTGCTATACTGAGCGTACTCCTTCCACATGTGCTCGAGAGCCATATAGGCAAGCCAGCCCTGCACTACCTTCTCCTCACCTGCGTGGATGAGGAAGGCACGTTGTGCACCACGGATAGTCGTGTTGGTGTACTCGTTAGGTTGAATGTGCTCCTCGTCATCGATGTGCATGTATGCAAACCCTGATGGGTATGGAGCGTTATTCTTAATAACCACCATATCGTTCGGCTTGAACATCGCATACACAATGTCACGGAACGTATCACCGTCCACGGCCTGAGTTGTTACAGCGTTGCCAAGGATTTGATCCTCGGTCAGCCCTTGATTGATTTGATCCAGATTCATCTATTTTCTCCTTTCACCTTATAGTTGATCTGCGTAGTAATCTGCAATGTCAGTTAGACTTGCGTTTTTGCCAAAAGTCTTATGGTTGTACTCTGGGCGATTGGCTGATGTTGTTTTATTTGCTACACGGCTAGCAGCCTTCTGGCGTGACTTATCCTGGCTAGCACGGCGCTTATCGTCCTCTGTTTCAAACTCTTTTGGGTTCTTAGCCTTGTAGATGAGGCCAGCTGTGTACGAGCTAATGTTCTCGCCCTTGTGCTTGCGGTTGTACTCATCACGAAAGTCAAGGATCTTGTTCACCAGTTGCACGCTAGGGTCAGTGTTAAACTCCTCTGTACCTGGCTTAGCCTTGATCTTAGGCACAATACCGTCGTCTTGGAGGCGATCCACGTCAGCAATAATAGCGTCCAGCTCTGCCTTCTCTTGCTCCGCCTTGGTGGTTTGCTCACGATCAGAGGTGATCTTGTTCATCAGCTTCTCCGCCTTGGCACTCTGGGCACTCATAGCACTGTAGAACTGCGCCTCTGCCTTCTTACTGGCAAACTCAAAGTCATCTGGCAGCTGAGTAGGTAGCTTGACTGAAAGTTCCTCGCCATCCTTGCCCTTCACAGTAATGTAATCGAGGCTGTTATAGATAAACTTCTCCTCTGGCGTAGACTTGTTCCAAAGCTTCTCGTCAATCTCGTCTGGGCGCTCCTCCCATGGCTGAGGTTTGTCGTCTTTTTTAGGTTCTTCCTTTTTGTCTTCTGCCACCTTTAGGCCACGACGCTCAAGCTCCTTTAGAAACTCCTCGTCAGAGAGGCCTTGTGCTTTCGACTCTTCCTTTGATTCTCCAGATTCTTTTTCGTCTGGTTCATCCTCTGGAGTCTCTTCCGACTCGTCGCCTTCTTTTTGGGCGGTAGCTTCGCCTTCACCGCTGTTGTCCTCCTCTGTGGTAGGCTTATCTTGCTGTTCCTCTACCTGATCAGTAGTCTCGTCGTCTTGGTCTGCGGCTTCCGCCTTCTCGACCAACGCGTCAAAGTCCATCTCTGATAGGTCTGTGTTTGATGATGCCAATGTAAACACCTCCATTATGTTTAGTATATGTATGAATTATACCGAAATGGAGGTGGTTATGTCTATAGGCCGAGGCCGGAGAGGATACCGCTTGTGCCTTGATCCTGTACGCCGCCTAGATCGCCTATAGGCTGTGCTGGCTGTTCAGGAATAGGCTGGCCGTCCACTGGTGGTTGCTGGCCCTGCATCGCCTCTGGTGGCATCTGAGATGGGTCTACTGGCATTCCTGGCTGAGGCTGTGGAATTTCTGGGCTTGTAGGCATACTTGGGTCTACAAGTAGCCCTTGGTCGCTAGCTGCCTGGAGCTGCTCACGCTGGCTGAGGCTAAGCACCTCTTGGTCGATGTGAGCTAGGAGTTTCTGCTGTAGCTTCGGGTTAGCCATGAGGAACTTGTCAGTCTGGAGCTGCTTGTTGTGGGCTAGGATATGCTCCGGTGTCACATCGTCACGTGGCTTAGCGTCGAAGCCGTTCATGATAACTGCAAAGTCAATGTAGGCTTCTTCGTCCTGTACCTCACTACGTACCTCATCCACGAGCATGTTCGGATCAGTCTTGAACTTAACCAGGCTCTCGTAACGCTCGCTAGAGTCTTTGAGGCCAAGATCCTTGAACAGGTTGTATGGATCAATAACACCAAGCTCTGCCAGCTTGACTGCAATGTTCTCACGGCGGCTCTTGTCCATGTTAACGGTACTACCTGGTGACACAGCAATCACAGCGTTGTCTGGAATAGTCTCACGAGATAGCTCGACATGGATAAAGTTACCATCAGTGTCACGGCCAGAGATTTTGTGGTTCTTGCTGTAGTATACCTTCATCATCTGTACAAGGAGCTTAAAGTAGCGATCAAGCATGTTGTCAATCTCACGCACAATCTCGTCTTGACGGCCTGATGCCTGGCTCTGCATCATCTGTGCTTCACCGAGTGTGCCAACGTCACGCTTTGAGTCGTCGCCACGGAACTGAGACGGCGTACCAAGGATGTTATGGATGCTGTTCTTAATATCCTCTTTGTCTTGTAGGACGTAGTTAGGTAGCAGGTGGGCTGGAATCTCACCGTAAGCGTTGCTGAGAGGCTCATCCTCACGAATATCGAGCACTACAGACTGGTTAGGCTTGCCTGTGAGCTTCTTGGCGTCGTCCTCTGAGATAGCGCCGGCACGAAATACCTTGATGCTATTGGCTGTGTCTGCGTTGTCAATGATCTGGCGGCCACGGCGGTTGAGGATATTCTGCAGAGGAATAGCCTGCTCGATGGGTGATGTTTGGTCGATCATGTGGCTACCATCATTCAGATAGTTGCAGAAGGCGTACGGCTTTGTAGGTTTGTCTGTGTAGTTGCAGATAGCAACACCCTTATTGTCGTACTCGTACATAGGGCTGAGCTTCTTATCTAAGATGAGGTTGTTGAAATACCAAGCCACACACTCTCGTGGCTCACCAGTGGTAGTGTCTGTAAACCAAATCTCATTGTAGGCTACAACAGTGCTGAGGAGCTTCTGAGTCTTACGCACAAAGCCAAGCTCTGCCATAATCTCCTTCTCTTTCTCTGGGAATTTAGACATGAGAATATCTACAGTGTCCTCACACACCTCACAGATAAAGCGAGGCTCTTCATCTAGCTCTGCATTACGATCAAGAATAACCTTCTCTGGGTTGAGCGCCTTCGCCTCAATCTCCTTACTGAACGGGTTGTACATGAGTTTGATCACACCAACACGCTTCAGGGCGAGGTTCTTGGCTGCCACCTTGATCTTGCGTGAGAGGCGTACCTTTTGGCTGTGCAGGTCTACAGCACTTTCTAGGCGCGAGGCAAGCGTCTTGCTGGCCGGTGAGTCATCACCTGGAGTAATCTCACAGCCTGGGTCGCGTGCTGAGACATAGGCGATAACGGCTTGGATACCGACGAATAGCTGATTGTCTCGATAGTCTGCCTGGTGGTAGTAAAGCCTGTCGCTGTCCTGCTTGCCTAGATAATATCGTTCGTTCTGTGCTCGTACGTTGCGTAGGTTGAAACCGCTCCGGCTGTTCCAGTAGGCCTCTGAGTCATTTACCCAGTATTTGAAACGCCGTACAAGTGTAGCGTCATCTACTTCATCGATAGATAGGGCATCACGCTCATCAATCACACCAGTGCTGGTTGTTATGTCGTCTACCCTAGGGTCTTTAAATACTTTTTCTTGGTCGTTCATGCTATGTCTCCTGTTTGTCTCTATGATACAGCAAAGAGAGCGCCAGAGACTAGCCTTTATCCGAGCTTATCTGTCTCTACCGCTGTTGCAATATCAATTCCAATGTCTTTTGCCTCTACTCTGCCACCTGGCTGCATGGTAAATGATCGCTTGGTGAGCTTCTCAATACGCTTTGCCGCGTTGATCAATACACCATACTCACGGTTAGCTGTCATGAGTGTGTACATGAGAGAGTCTAGGGCGTGGTCTACGTTGTTAGGGTCAAGCTCCTCACCACCAGACTCCTTGGCGTAGATGATGGTAGGTAGTGTGTCGATGAGGTATGAGCAGTACTTGCTGAACACGAGGCCAGGCTTGCCATCTGATTTGTTAGCGAAGGCGCTGTGGATCATCTGCACCGCTGCTTGCTTCTTGTCCTTCATGAGCTTATCGGCCCGTACAATGCGTGGACGCTTCTCATCTGGTGCAAGACGGGTGAATGTATCGTTTAGCACCTTAGCAATCGTCTCAGAGCCTCCTAGATGGCTGTAAGCGTCATGTGGTAAGGCTATTAAGTCCACTGGATCTTTAAGATACATCTCCACAATCCTCTCACACCAGTATTCCTTAGGCTTGTGGTTGCCATGTAGCTCACGGTAAATAAACGCCCTGTTCTCCTTCTCTGTGATCTTGTCAAACATAGCCCAGAGCAGCACACACTCATCGTTGTAGCCCCAGTCCATGCCCATGACACGGTAGTTGCTGTCGAAAGCTTCTTTCGTAACACCCCACTCGCTAAACTTGGTGTAGGTATGCTTGCTCTGTCGAAACTCCTCAAACACAGCGCCAAACTGAATATCCCAATCGCCAAAGCGCCAGGCGCGATATAACTCTGGGTCTGAATCCTGGAGGGAATCGAGGTACTTCACGTAGTCTGGGTCGTTCTCGAGCAAGAACGGGTTAGAGTCAATCGTGGCTGGTATGTAGGCACGCCAGATGCCTGTACGCTTGTCTATGACAATCTGCCAGTGTGTGACTTGCTTATTACCGTATATATCTACCCAAGGATATTCCATCTTGAGCACTTCTGCCCTGTCTGGGTCTGGTGCTACGAAACGCTTCTTCACCCATCCCATACCAGCGCCGCCTGGGTTGGTGGTGGCGAACACTTGAGGGTATAGATCTTTGTACTTGCTACGAGCTGAGCTAATGAGCTTCTCATAGCGTCCCTCGTCTGGGATCTGAGTTAGCTCCTCAATGTTGATACGGCAATACTCATGCCCCTGGTACTTCGTGTAAGCTTCAGCGTCGTGGAGGTGTCCACCAATGACACGGCCACAGCCTTTAGCTGAGAGCACCATAGGATTACGGCGTAGTTTAGCGCCAAATGGCTGGAGAGCTGCTACAGCACGCTCCTCAAAGTCTGCTAGGTCTCCTGCGTCTTTACGAATTACGAGCTGTCGTGCTCTGGTATCACCAAAGCGATCGCCTATGGTAGCAATAGATACATCTGTCTTACCTCCACCACGAGAGCCACCGAATAATATCTCACGGAATCTCTTATCTCGTGATAACGCTATAGCGAGCTGCTGAGGGCCTGGTAATGGTAGCCAATAGCCCTTTTCTCGCAGTTCATCATACGTTGCTTTGTTTAGAACGGGCCAGTGCGACTTGCTCATCGATCCAATCTGTAGGTAATGTTGGTATGATAAATCCACGCATGATAGTCTTCATATCATCGCTAGCGTCGATCCCAATCTCTTGCTTTGCTTTGCCTTCTGTGCGGTCTGCTACCTCTTTAGCTTCGGCTAGGCCTTCAGAGTCTCCTTTGTAGGCACGTTTAACACGTACAAGAGCTGTCTTTTGGAATGGTGTAAGCTCGTCACCCTTTTTCTCAAATTCCTCTAGCTCTTTGAGTGTCATACGGCCTAGCTTGTTATACCAGTATGAGATGCTGGTGTCTTTTGACCAGCGGCCACCTGCCCCGTTCTGTGGGTTATCCCCAAAACCTCCCTTGCCGGTAGGGTTGTTATTCATACCTGGTGGCGCGTTGTATTTTCTTTTTGGTCTGCCTAGCTTATCTGCAGACTTGCTAGAAGATGATTTAGTCATGCACTCATTATAGCATTTCCCTTATGAATAACAAGAGGAGAGGCCTCGCAAACCTCTCCTGGCGTGTGTTTTGTCGTGTTTGTGTGTTTATTTATGCTGTGCTACCCACAGCACCATAGCCATAGTAAAGACCCAAACAAATAGTTTAAATAGGTTGTGGGCTATATTGGTATCGTTACTCTCTATCTCTTCTTGCTTAATGATTCTATAGTCGTATACTGCTTCCTTGTCTTTTAGTAGATTAGTGATAGCTGTACCGTTATCTAGTGCTGTAGTAGTATAGATACTCCATTTATCACTAGGGTTGTGCTTGTAGAGTAGGTGGTAGTGGTGCATTAGATTATTCCTCCTTTCCCTGGGTGTCTGTTTATGAGCCGGTAACGCTGGTAGGCTTGATCATGTAGGGCGAAGCTTGAGGTAGCGTCTGTGTGTCGGGTGGTGAACGGTTCAGCGTATGCTTTATCTAGAAAGCGCACGTCTTTTACTGTTAGTTCCTCTGTTCCGTCTGGGTCGAACTTTAGCCTTAGGGTGTGGATTGCCTCGTCTGGGTTGTTAGCTTTTACTATGCGAGATAGGGTGCCTTTAGCTCCCTTCCTGCGGTAAGTGATCATGTATGGTTTCATTTTAGTCCTTTGTCGATTGGCTTAATTGTTATCTATGCTTTATTTAAACACTGTGAATAAGAGGATAGGGTGGACTACTAGCCCAAGGAATAGCAGCACTACTTTTATGAGTGTTTCAAGTTTAGTGCTCGATATGGGGACGCCGTTGCAATGAGTCACGTAGTCAACCTTATTCATGTCTCGCATCCATCTCTTTACCTTACTCATCATCATCCCCTACACGCTCTACGTTAATGATACGGTAGCTGTATGGCTTGCAACGATTGCGCTCGAGGTTACGGAGTGCGGCACGTGCGTTCTCTGCTACTGTCTTGTATTCCTCTTTCTGGCTTCGGCTGAGCCTTTTGTACTCGATTGTGTATAGACACATTCCTAGTTCTCCTTTTCTCTTTTGGTTAGTGGTTCGTATGCGTTCTTGAGTTGCTGGCTGTCCATTGCTAGCTCGATGTTGCTGAGAGCTTCGTCTAGGTATTCTGTAGCGTTGTCGATGTAGTATTGGTCGTCTACAAACTCTCGGAGAAGTTGGAGACGGTATCTCATGTCCTTTAGTTCCCAGGACTCTTCGTAGAGACGCTTCTTGATTTTCCAGTTCTGCATTGCTACTCCTAGAGATTCTTAAATGCTACTGCTGATACGTCTGATGAGCCATTGCTTAGCTCTGTGACACGGAGCAGCCTTACCTTCGTAAACTCTTCTGGGTCTGCTGCTGCGACTGCGTAGTCAAACTCATCAAGAGCTTCATCTTCTGTGCTAATATCAGACGATTCTTGGTTGTTCTGGTGCTCGTACTCACTAGTGAGTGGGTCCCATACGTATACTTCACCTAGCCGTGTGGTGGCTTCAATTGTGTAGTGTGTGTAGATTGACATTGTGGCTTCTCCTCTTTGCCTTATGTTTATGTTTGTATTGTACACTGTGGGGGGAGAGGGATGCAATAGATTTTAGGTATTTTGCCTGGTAGAATTTACAACAAATCTAGATAAAGTTAAACCCCACCGAGGAGATGGTGGGGTGTTACATGGAACACAGTTACCGAGACAGCACATTTTGTGCTATTGTTGAGGGTTGTCTCGTGGTCTTGCCGGGTAACTAAAGATGATAGCTGTTCCATGGGAAGAAAGGTATTGTGTGTCTGTGCCTAACCACGTAACAAGGAGGAACCAGGCACAGATATTATGGTTGTAGTTAGAAAGATTCTACACCACTGCTACAAGATGTGCTATGGAAGTGCTGCCTCCATCTATCAATCATTATACTCTTTTCGGATTTTGTTTGCAATTTCTTTACAGCTCATTTTGCCTGATTTTACGTTGTCAAAGTCACGCTGGAGCATAGTAAGGTTGCGCTCGCCTACCTCCTCTAGAAACTCTGTAACACGTCCCTCGACGTTGCAAATGTCTCCGTATAGGCGAATATCCTTCTCGATACGTTCGAGGATAACTTGAGTCGCTGGATTCTTAGGTAGGTGGCATTGGATGCCAGCCATGACAAACTGTAATGTCTCCTCTGATTCCCTTAGGTCTTGTTTAATTTTCTGTGTCTTGTATGTCATTATAGTGCTCCTCTTTGATTTGTTCTTTTAGACGGCATAGCTCGTTTGAAATGTTCGTGGTCTTAGTCGATAACTCTCTGAGCCATTCTTTTGTATCTGAACTGATGTAGGTAAGTTCCATCATCTGGTAAATTTGCATTGAAATTGATAGTAGCTCAAGTGAGCGACTGAACACAGTTTTGTCTATTGATGCTATTGATCGCTCATCCTGTTTAAAGAAACGAACTGTGTCACAGCCACTGGTATCACGCCATACGCCGTCTTTATCCTTTTCTGATACGTGCACACGCAGATAATCATCAGCATTAGATTCGAGCAAAGACATATTAAACTCTTTGATGGCTTCTCTTTTTGTGTGTATATCTGCTGTCGGCATCGGGTTGTCTGTAAACACACTTGTCACCGGCTCCCAGGTTTGTGTCTTGCCGTCTCTTTTCACTGCTACGATTCTATACACTCTTTGTATTCTCCTTCTCATCTAAAATTAATTGGATAATTCTTTCTCGTGCGTTGTAAACCATAATGTCCTCGATTACTTTCGTATCACTTTCTAAGTATTGATCTGTAATATCTGCTAATATGCTAAATCCCCGTTGTTAGGTATACTAACCCTGATAGAGCTAGATATACCGAATATAGCAAGCTAAGGAATAGTACAGATAGGAATACTGTAGTGATAAAGTCCATCCATAGTTTTCGTAATACGCTAGCTTGTCGATACTCATATGTTTCGTGTAGCCCTTCGATTGCTGTAGTAAACATTGTTATTCTCCTCTTTCTGCCCACCACATTGTTTTGTTGTTAGTTACTTGACTGTGCTCATCAACCAGCGCTGCCAGAGAGCCTTCATATTGCGTGCCCAGCTGTTCTTGATGAGGAAGGCGTACCAGTCGTGGTGCATCTGCTCAATCATACCCTCGTTTTCGAGTTGCTCTAGTTTGTAGGTTACGTTGTCCATTGTTGTGTTCCTTTCTTTGGTTATGTTTCTACTATACTCCGTGTAGCTTAAGATTGCAATACTTTTCTACGACTTTTTCGAGTCTTTTTTACAACATTTAGATGAGGCCCAACTGGTATCCATTTACCGTCTTGCCAGAGGTATAATGTTAGGTCTTTATTTTGAGAAAATATTGTGCGAAGTAAACTTGGATTAGCTTGAATGGCTAAAGATACAACTCTCGCGCCAAGACTGCTCTCAGCGCGAGTTAGAGGGTTATTCTTCATATTCTAGGGCTCCTAACGACTCAAGGTCTTCATCTGGTGTATATGGTTTCTGACGTACTTTTGTTTCTGCGTATATATCTTTATCTTCTGGATCTTCTAGCGCTGCCTCGCTGCTAGAGATGCCGGTTACTGGAGGTAGGTTGTCCATGCTCTATTTACCCTCTGTATATGCTTTAATGAATTTATCACGAGCTTCCTTGTTCGCCATAAGCTTAAAGTCGTGGCCGCAATGTTCTCGCCATGCCTTGGCTGCTTCAGCTTCAGGGCCTGTGCTGCGGTTATCTTTCTGATCGCCCATAGCGAGGCGTTGCTCTGGAGGGAGTGTAGTATCATCCTTGACCATTTTCATGTGCTGTACAGCGCCCTTGGCAAACATTTCTGTTGTGCCGTCTGCCATCTTTACTGGCATGAGCCCGAAAAACTCTACCATACGCTTCACCTCTTGCTGTGTGTTCCCTTCGATGGTGTGTACCGTTCCGTCATAGGTGGTGATTTGATATTTTGTCATAAAGCATTTTCTCCTCTCTTGCTTATGATTCTATTGTATATCTAGTCACCGTAAAAGTCAATGTTATCGTAGTCGATTTTGCGAGCCTTCTCTTCTTGTTGGCGTTGTACTAGCTGTTGGATTTGCGCCGCCTTAGTAATAAGGTCATAGACGGTCTTTACTGTTGGTTTATACTCGTACTGCCATTTAGGGAACATGAGTCGCATAAAGTCGAAGTAGTTTACTGCAGACTCTACACCACGGGTTCGCACCACTTCCTTCACCCACTTACGTGCTTGGTTGTGGTTTGTAATGGCGATACCGAGCGATTTAGCTGCATCGTAGAAAGCCTTCTCAGCTGGGTCGTAGTTCTTACGTGTGCTCGTCATAGGGGTGGCTAACTCGCCGTATGGGTTAGCTGTAGTAGTTTGCTGTTGGGCTGGCGCGTTATTTGATACTGTTGCTACCTCTGTTGAGGTGCTATTAAGATGCGAGTTGGCCTCGATTTGCTTTGTCGGAGTATTCTGTGTTTTGCTCTCCTCTGCAGTTTCGGCGTCTGATTCGGCAATAACCTCTAGCTTGAGCTTATGATATAAATCATCATCAACTATATTGCCACGGCGATCGTAATTATCGGCCTTAATGTTTTTTGTCTGTAGGGCACATTGCTCTGCCGTGGTAAGTTCACGCATCTCTGTCCTGTTTGTGGCTTTTGGCATAAGCTCGTCAACAGTGGTGGCTGCTGGCAGCGGTTCAACGTCTTGCTGCTCTTGTGGTTCTACACTGCTTTCGTTCATCATCTCCTCAAAACGGGCAGCTGCCGCAGAGTCGCCCTTCTTACGCAAACAATCAATCTGTGCACGCTGTAGCTCGTATGGGCTGTTGATGAATAACTTGTCATGTTCATCTCTACTATAGCTTTTGGCGGTGCTTTTATAAGATTCCGGCAGCGGTCTATCATCTAGTTTATTGTCCAGTAGTTGCTCCTCTGGAGTGTCGATAATAGCAGGCTCATCCTCGTAGGTGTAGTCGTCTTTGACGGTGGCGTCCTCTCTATATGCTTTGTTCCACTCTACTGGTACAATCTCTGTGCCATCTTGCTTGTATACTTTGCGAGCGTCTTTGTCTACTGTCAGTAACGGATAGATACCCTTACGCTTTCTAATACCCTTACTGGCGTGCAGTTCTACATGCACCCATCCGGCTTTATTTAAAAGGCTCAGATGGCGCTTTAGTGTACGGATACTACAACCCTGCTCCTCTGCCAATGATTCATTAGTGGCCCAGCAATAACCTTTCTTTTCAGCTAATTGCTCTATTAGGGTGTAAAGATTTGCGATTGTATGGTTACAAGTTCTGCCGTCTGCTAGGTATGCATTTACGAGTGGTGCATATGTCGTTCGGTAAAACCTGATATATTTGCTGTTGTTGTTCTCCATTAATTTTTGCTCTTTCTAGAAACGAAAACCGCCTACCGAATTGTGGGTTGCATCGATAAGCGGTAAGCGGTTTACGTCTCTCCCACAATTTTTATAATCGATGCTACCCTTAGTATAGCGCACCAGAACAATTAAATCAATACCTTTTTCTTATCTTTCTATAAAACCGCCAGCTTGCTGGCACGCCCCCCCGCCGGGGGCGCGCTAAGGATGTGTTGTGTTAATACTATCTTTCTTAGAGAACTTATTGATAAACTTTAAATAATGATCTACTTGTATCTTACTTATGTGGGCCACGGATGGCCCTATAAATGGACAAAATGGCCCTATAGAGCACTATCTAGTGGACAAAATGGCCCTATACGCGGGCCACGGATGGCCCTATAGACTTTCTGTAGAATCCCCCAAAAACCTCTTGCTTTTGCTTGTCATATGAGCTACAATAGAAACATAAGCAAAGAGAGGAGAATTTGCATGACACAACAAGAAATAACAAAACGTGACGAAAAGAGGGCTATGCAGCTTGCGCTGAAAAATCAGTACGAGCCTGTCGTTCCACTCGCTAAGGGAATGATCAGCAACGCTGAGAATGAGAAGCAGACACTCAGCCTGATCGCTACCCTGCACAAAAGCGTCCTAGGCCTCACCAAGACGGGCGAGATGCGTCCAATCGGTGACTTGCGAGTATTTATGGCTATCGCTAACCAATACGGCCTAAACCCGTTTAAAAAGGAGATTTACGCTACATATATCTGGGACTCGAACCGACGAGGCGAGGAGCTTATGCCAATCGTGAGTATCCACGGCTTGCGTAAGTTGGCACGGAAGGGTGGCGTGTACACTCACACGGGCGCAGCAGAAGTTAAGAAAGATGGCGATAAGCTCTTGAGTGTCACAGTCCCTGTGTTTGGTCGCTGGGACAACACGAGCACACCAATCGAGGTAACACGCTACACAGCCTACTACGATGAGTTTGTACGCACTAACCGCGAAGGCCAACCAATGAGCAACTGGAGAACAATGCCTATCGTGATGCTTACCAAGTGTGCTGAGGCAAACGCTCTACGTGCAGGCTTTGACATTGCAGGCATCTACGTAGAGGAGGAATTAACCGCTAACGCTAATAATGGAGAGGAGAGTGACGATGAGTAGAGTCGATCACCTGTCTTACTCAGCGATTGTAACGTTCTTGAATAACCAAGTTGAGTTTCAGAAGCGCTACATAGCAAAGATCTATGACAACCCCAAAACACCATCGCTAGTAGTAGGTACGAGCTTTCACAAGGCCATGGAGACCTTCTACGACAAGGATGGTGGCAACGTACAGGCTGCCATTGAGGCCGGCCTAGAGGAGATGAGCTACGTAAGCGACTCTGAGATTGACTTTGGCAAGACAGGTAGCCGTGAGAAAATGATGCAAGACTACACCCGACTTGTGAACAAATACTTTGAGGAAGCGCCTCACTACGACGAAGTGGTGGACGTTGAGAAGCGTCTTGAGGCTAGTATCGCTAACGTACCAATGGTAGGTGTGATTGACATGGTGGTGCGCGATAACGGCCTGCGACTCATCGACTACAAAACGGTTACAGCTTACAGCCCAGACGACGAGGAGAGCTACAAGTACCTTATGCAGGCATATATCTACCTCGTATTAGCAGAAGCGGAATATAATCAGGAAGTAACAGAGGTAGTATTTAAAGAAATAAAGAAAACGATCAATCGAGATGGTTCGCCACAATGTCGTGACGTTGCTTTTGATCGCCAATCTGTCCTTGCTTTCGCACCTATCGCAAAGAAAATCATCACAAATGTATTTGAGTATGTGAACGATGACCGGTCGAAGTTCTTCCCTAACATGAACGATAGGATGAACGGCGCGAACAGTATGGATATTATCGCTAACCAGCAAGAAGGCTTTGACGCCGCCAAAATAAAACGACAAGTACGAGTGGCTGATACTTTCGAACAGCAAAACGTTGTCATTGATGACGGAACAGGTACAGATGAGGAGAAAATCCTCCGTAAGCTTATCGAGTTTGGTATTGGTGGTAAGATGGGTGAGACATACGTCGGGCCACAAGTGATCAAGTACACGATGCAGCCGAACCGTGGCGTGAGTATGAAGCGCATCGCAGATAAGGCTAGCGACCTTGCTATCGCCCTCGAGAGCGAGTCTGTACGTATCGAAGCCCCTATTGCAGGTACAAACCTTGTAGGTATCGAAATACCAAACAAAGACCGTAAAGTTATTCCTCTTACAGATGAGTACCTTAACCCTGGCACGTTTAAATTCCCTATCGGCATGGACGCCTTCGGTAAAGTGCACTACTGTGACGTTGTAAAGACACCCCACCTCCTTATCGCCGGCCAGACAGGCGCAGGTAAGTCTGTTATGATCAATGTGATCCTAGACTGTCTTACAAAGCAGCTCACACCAGATCAGATGAAGCTTGTGCTTATTGACCCTAAAGAGGTTGAACTTGCTATGTATGAAGGTGATGAGCACCTGGATGGTGATATTATCACTAACCCTAAAGATGCATCGGAAAAGTTCCACTGGCTCGTAGAGGAAATGGGGCGACGGTACAAGGAACTGCGCAAACAGCGAGTGCGAGATATTGCGGACTATGAAGGCAAAATGCCCCGTATCGTAGTAGTAGTAGATGAGTTTGCCGACCTGATGATGACGGGCAAGAAAAACCCACTCTCTAACATCGACTACGACATGCTCAAGGACGCCATCCTGGACGAGGTGACACTCACAGGCGGCAACCTTACTAAGGCTGCGCTCAAGTCTGCTGTGAAGCGTGTGAACGATAATACCCCACCTTCTGCCGAAGAGTCTATAATCAGGCTAGCGCAGAAAGCACGAGCAGTTGGTATACATCTCATCCTAGCTACGCAGCGCCCATCAGCGGACGTTGTAACAGGGCTCATCAAAGCGAATATACCAACCAAGATTGCTTTTAGCGTCACAAACTCGCTCAACAGTAAGATCATCCTGGACGAGGTAGGTGCTGAGTCTCTTACCGGAAAGGGTGACCTGCTTTACAGCGACCCAACAGCAAAATCATTGCAGCGCCTACAAGGTCTATATATCTAGAAAGGAGAATAAACATGGCACGCACAGTAAATGATATGTTCAAGGCAGAAAAGATCAAATGGCTAGAGGAAGCCCCGGGGGGGGCGGGGCCCCCCCCCCCCCCCCCCCCCCGCCCTCTTCTCTAAATTTACAATCGTCTCTGTCA